AAGTCTTTGAACCTCGTGAATAAAGGAGTTACAGATGAGAGATAGTATTACAATTTCAGGAAAGACCTATGAATTGGCTACTAATGCCTATACACCGATTGCCTATAAAGAACAGTTTGGTAAAGATTATTTTCAAGACTTGTTTTCAATGGTGAGTACTCAGTCAATTCTTGATAAGATTGAGCACCTAAATGAGGAAGAAAAACTCGAAACTGGTGACATTGATCTATCCATCCTGACCAATTTTGATATGACTTTTTTTCACAGAATTTTTTGGGTGTTTGCTAAATCTGCTAATCCAAAAATTAAACCATTCAAAGAATTCTTTATGGAGATGGAGGAGTTTCCAGTTCAAGAAGTAGCAACTATCTTAATGAACATGCTTAACCAAGGAATGAATACAAGAAAAAAGCAGATCAAACAGAAACAGCAAGTGAAGAAATCTTTACGGTAGAAAGCTATTTATTTTGTTGTAAGGAAACTGGTTTATCCATAGACGACTTAAAACATGTTTCAATTGGGATGGCTCTTGATTATCAAACTGACTATGTAAACTTGCGGACAAATGAAACAAGCAACACAAGAAAAGCGAATCAAAGTGATTTTGATAATTTTTAATAGAAAGGAGATGTGAACATGGCTGGAAATATAAAAGGTATCACAATAGAAATTGGTGGTGATACACAACCCTTGCAAAATGCCTTAAAAGGGGTAAATAAACAAGCCGCTGAATCAACTAAAGAATTGAAACAAATTGATAAGGCTCTTAAGTTTGATACAGGAAATGTCACACTCCTTACTCAAAAACAAGAAGTGCTTGCTAAACAAGTTGAAACTACTAAAGAAAAGTTAGCTACCTTAAGACAGGCACAAGCACAAGTTGAAGCACAATTTAAGTCTGGTAATATTGGGGCGGAACAATATCGAGCCTTTCAAAGGGAAGTAGAAACTACTCAGACAGTACTGAAAAGTTATGAAAGTAAACTAGAGGGTGTCAATCAAGCCTTATCGGAAAATGGTAATCGAATAGGTACTACTAAAAGTCAATGGGATAGTTTGAAACAAGAACAAGCTCGTCTAGCTTCTGAGAGTGAAAAATTAACGAGTCAATTTAAATTGCAAGAAAGTGAACTTTCTTCAAATGCTAGTGAATCTGAAAAGCTAGCTTTAGCTCAGAAAAAAGTAAATGAAAGTTCCTCCTTACTAGAAAAACAGATTCAGAATTTAGAGAAACAGCTAGAACTAACAAAATCTCAGTATGGCGAAAATTCGATTGAAGCCAATAAACTGGAACAGACTCTAAATGATACCAAAACGGCCTACAATCATCTTCAAAATGAGATGGAAGAGATGAGCACTAGTTCAACAAGTGCAAAAGATAATCTATCAGAAATCAATCATCTCTTAAAGGCTGATATCCTAATGGAATTCAGTGACCGTTTAGCAGAATTATCACAAAAACTGATTGATTTTGGGAAACAGTCGCTTGAAGCTTTTAACGAAGTTGATGAAGGGATGGATATCATTGTCACCAAAACTGGTGCTTCTGGCCAAGCTTTAGAAGAGATGACAACTATCGCAAAGAACCTTGCTACAGAAATTCCGACAGACTTTAATACTGCTGGAAGTGCAGTTGGTGAGTTGAACACACAATTTGGTTTAACCGGTGATAGTTTAAAATCAGCTTCAAGTTATCTCATCCAATTTGCATCTATAAATGGGAGTGATGTCACCTCATCAGCTATTTCAGCTAAGAAAGCTATAGAAGCATATGGCTTACAGGCAACGGATTTGTCTAGTGTTCTTGATACTGTCACCTTTACCAGTCAAGCTACTGGTGTAGGTGTTCAAGATCTGATGGATAAGGTTGTTTCTGGAGCACCACAAATTAAGGCATTAGGACTTTCATTTGATGAGGGTGTGGCTTTAATGGGGAAATTTGAAAAGGCTGGTGTGGATTCATCAGCCTCTTTATCATCCTTATCAAAAGCATCTGTGAAGTATGCGGCATCAGGAAAGACTTTGCAGCAAGGTTTATCTGAAACCATCGAAAAAATTAAAAATTCAACTAGCGAAACTGAAAAGTTAACTCTCGCTTCAGATATATTTGGAACTAAGGGTGCTCCACGAATGGTGGATGCCATTAATCGTGGTGCTTTATCTTTTGATGACTTAGCTGAAACAGCAAAGAAAGCATCAGGAACAGTCGGCTCAACTTATGAAGCGACACTAGATCCAATTGATAAATTTACAACTGCTCAAAATGAAGCGAAGTTAGCATTAGCTGAAGTTGGGGATGCTATAGCTGTCACTTTTGCACCGATACTAGAGATTTTAGCTGATTTGTTACGTTCACTTGCAGAGTGGTTCTCTAGTTTATCAACGCCAGTAAAACAATTTTTCATTATTGTAGGTAGCCTGATTACTGGATTAGGATTATTACTCCCTATATTTTTAGCACTTCAGGCAGCTGCCTTAGCAATGGGTGTCACAATTGGTGGCTTAATAGCAAGTGTAGCGCCTATTATAGCTATAGTCTTAGGAATTATAGCTGTTCTTGCCTTGTTAATTGTTGGAATAAAAGAACTTTGGGAACATAACGAGGGATTTAGAACAGCAGTAATGGATATTTGGAATGCTATATATTCTTTTATATCTACTATCATTCAAGAAATATNACAGTTTGGAATGCAATCTCAACAGTCATAACTACCGTTATGTCAATTCTAGAACCCTATATTCAGGCAGCATGGGAAAACATAAAACTAATCATCAGCACAGCTTGGGAAATCATCAAACAAGTAGTTGAAACGGCAATCAATCTTGTCTTAGACATTATTAAAGCAATCATGCAGGTTATAACAGGAGATTGGTCTGGTGCATGGGAAACAATAAAGGCAGTTATTTCAACAGTATGGGAATCCATCAAGTCAATTGTAAGCTTAGTTCTAAATACTATTAGTCAACTTATATCAAACACCTGGAATGGAATTAAGAACACAATTAGTAATCTCTTATCAGCAATTAGTAACGTTGTCAGTACAATTTGGAATGGTATCAGTTCAACTATTTCAGGTATTCTAAATGGAATCTCAAGTACAGTGTCCAATGTTTGGAATGGAGTAAAAAATACGATTTCAAATGCAATTAACACTGCCAAAAATGCAGTTTCAACTGCTATAACTGCTATCAAAAATCTCTTTAATTTCAGATTTCAGTGGCCACACATTCCTTTACCTCATTTTAGTGTGTCAGGATCTGCAAACCCTCTGGATTGGTTAAAGGGACAAATTCCTAGAATCGGAATTGAGTGGTATGCAAAAGGGGGAATTTTAACAAAACCAACTGCCTTCGGAACAATAGGGAATTCCCTAATGGTAGGAGGAGAAGCAGGAAACGAAGCGGTACTCCCTTTAAATGAATCTACTCTTGGGGCAATCGGAAGAGGTATTGCAAGAACGATGGATTTAAGAATGCCAGACATCAACATATCGATTACTGGAAATATTATCCGAGAACAAGCAGATATTGAAAAAATAGCAAATGAAGTAGCAAGTCGAATCGCAGAAGAATTAGCACGTCAAAAACAATTGAGAGGAGCCACTATATGATTAAAAGAAATGAGTTAGTCATAGATGGAATTGGAACTTCTAGTTTTCCTTTTAAGGTGATTATCCACGAATCGCCTTCTGTTATCTTAGCGGAGAGTAAGACAAGTTTATTAGAACATAAAGGAATGAGTGGCGCTCTTTCGCAAACAAATCGGCACCGAGATTTGATTGAAAAATCATATACGATATACATTGTTAAGCCCTCAGAAGAACAACTTCATCAATTTATGGGTCTATTTATCAAGGAGCAGTTTTGGCTTGAGAGTGAACGGATGAAAAGCACACGTCTTTGGTGTTACCGAGTAAAATGTACTGAGGTAAAACAAGAGAGAGATGGTGTGTATGCGACGAAAGCTACCTTTATTTGTCATCCTACAAAGTTCTTTAAATCAATTGATAGACAAACTTTGACATCAAACGGTGTACTTAGAGTTCAAGGGACGTCTCTAGCGTTCCCCAAAATAACGATAATGGGGAATTCGGCAACTGAGACTCAGTTTACGATTGGAGATCAGGTTATTAAAATTGAAAAAGTTACAGAACCTCTTGTGATGGTAAACGAACCAAATAGTCCAAGTTTTCTAACGGTTAGCAAAAAGTACATCAAATGGTCTGGTGATTTTATCACTATTGATCCAAGCGCTAAAAAAGAAGTAGGTGTTGTTCTTGGTAGAGGTATTACTTCTTTAAGCTTTGAAACAAATTGGGGGTGGGCTTAAATGTTATTTCTGTTGAATAAAGATATCAGAACTTCAAAGTGGAATGGATTACCTCTTCATGAAACTAGCTCTGCTATTGTAAAAGAAACCCTGAACGGTGATTTTACTTTATCTATTCGCTATCCAATTACCGATTCTGGTATCTATAAACAAATCAAAGAGGATATGCTTATCAAGGCTCCAGTACCTGTCTTAGGATTCCAGTTATTTCGTATCAAAAAGCCAATTGAAAATGATGATAGTTTGGATATAACCGCCTACCACATTTCAGATGATATTATGCAGCGGTCTATTGAACTAATGAGTGTTGTTAATCTCACTTGTGGTATGGCCTTATCTCAAATGGTACAAAATACTAAGACTAATCTTGGTGATTTTTCATTCATGAGTGATATTACAGATCGCCGTACTTTCAATACAGATGAGGTAAAAACACTCTATTCCGTCTTAATGGATGGTGCCCATTCTATCATAGGAACTTGGGAAGGGGACTTGATTCGTGACAATTTGGCTCTGACAATCAAGAAGAATAGAGGTGAAAATAGGGGTGTTGTCATAACAACACATAAGAATCTAAAGTCTTACAAGAGAACCAAATCAACTCAATCAATCATTACTCGTATTCATGCAAAATCAACATTTAAACCAGATGGTAAAGATAAAGACCAGACAATTAAAATTACTGTCGATAGTCCTCTAATCACTTTCTATCCATATATCAATGAAAAGGAGTACGAAAATAATACTCTTAAAAGCATTGAGGAGTTAAGAAAGTGGGCTGAGGCTAAGTTTAAGAATGAAGGAATTGATAAGTTATCGGATGCTATTA